CTGCGTGCCCTTGATATCCTTGTTGACACCTTCCAGTGCTTTGGACAGCTTGGTGGTATCGCCGCCGATTTCTACGGTGATGCCCTTGATGCGGTTTGCCATGTAATCACCTCAGTTCTAAAAAATTATCAGCTTTTTTATCAGCAAATCTATTGACATTTCTGCAAAAATGACGTATACTATAAGTGGAGGTGTAGCGTATGAATATTATTGCAGCAATTCAAAATACCATTTCTATTTCGCAGTTCAATCGTGGACTTGCAGGAAAAATTTTTCAGGATGTCAAAAACAGCGGTGCAAAAGTTGTTATGAAAAACAATGCACCGGAATGTGTGCTTCTTTCTCCGGATGAATATGTCAGCCTGATGGATGAAGTGAATGATGCTCGCTTGCTCACTCTGGCTGTAAAACGAATGGAAAAATTCAATCCGGAAGAAACAATTCCGGAAGAAAAAGTTATGAAAGACCTCGGAATCACAGACGATGATTTATCCGACTTTGATGAGGTAGAATTTGAATGAATTGGGAAGTAGAATATCTGCCGGAAGCCGAAAGTGATTTAAAATCGCTTGACGGAAGTCAAAGAATACTGGTCTTAAAAGCAATCAAGAAAGTGAAACAAAATCCGCTTTCCGTTTATGAAGGCGGATATGGGAAACCGCTTGGAAACAAAAACGGAAATGATCTAACTGGCTTTCTGAAAGTCAAACTGAAAAGTGCAGGTCTTAGAGTCGTATACAAAGTTGTCAAGCAAAATGATAAGATGCTGATTATTGTAATTGGTGCCAGAGCCGATGAAGAAGTATACGGCATTGCTCAAAAAAGAATACAGGAAAATGACTTGTAATCAAAACGCATCAAAATCCCTCTGATCCGCCAGCACATCATAATGACACTCGTCATTCTCCCGTTCGGTGAACATATCATTCACCAGACCAATGGTCAAAAAATCCAAATCGCCCATTGACAAACCAAGCTGAACGCACCGCAACAAAAACAGCGGTGTAGTCATCGGTCGGTCAATCGGGCGATGTTTTTTTTACCGGTTACCTGCGTTTCTACATTCAATCCCCAAAGGTCAATCAGCTGTGGCAGGATTTCGTAAATGCTGAACGTGTTGAACTGTTCCAGCCATTCATCCGGAGAAGCCGGAATGGCTGCATCGGCGTGTTTTGCCATGATATAGGCGATGTTCTCAAACACCTCAAGGCTTTCAATGTCCAGTGCAGAGGATTTCTCTGTTTTTTCTCCCACAGACTTTTGCAGTGCTGCAAAGTCCTGATAAATATCTCTGCGGAATTTCAAGCGATACAGTCTGGGAACTGCTGCACTTGCCTTAAACGGCACATCAATGCCATCAATGGTGATGTTCTTCTGAATTGCCATACTGCACCCTCCTTACGCTTTCACAGATGCTGCGGATGCTTTACCACTCTGTACAGCGGCAGCCAGATTGGGCATATATACCGCCTTGTACCAGTTCTCATAAACCTCAGCATCCGTTTTCTCACAGGTTTTAGTTTTTACCAAACCACTGTTCAACGCCGTTGCGGTCAAAGACAGCGTTTCTGTTTTAACTTCCTTTTCGTCCTCAATGGTGCTGGATTCTGTTGCCGGACGAGAGGCAGAGCAGCAGAACAGACAGTGCCGAATTTTATTCTTATCGCCGCTGAATTCAAACAACAGGGCAAACTGCGATACTTCTGCGGTATTGGTTTCCGTGAGAACGCCCTTTTCATCCAATTTTTCACCGAGAATGTCTGTCGCAAACTCAAGCGGAACCAATGCGATTTCAAGATCGCCGGTGTAACCAGAGTTATTGTTGATCACATAGTACACACCATCGTCAGCGTAAAAATTGGATGCTTCACCTTCTGCATCGATGGAAAGGGATACTGCACCGGGAATGCGAACCGGCTTTGCAAAAGTCGGCACACCTTCTTCATCATAAGAGGTGATTTTTGCATAGTGAACTTTGTTCAGACCGAATTTTATCTTGTTTTTCTCCATTGCCATATATATACCAGCCTCCTAAAATCTAATGTCGGCATACCATTCGTCCTCGTGCAGCATCCTGCCTCGGACTAAGGCATCCATCTCATAGAGTACTTCATACAATTCTTCCGAATCAATGAATGTTTCTGTTTTTGTATAATAAATCTCGTGCTGGGAAAGCACTGACTCCACCTGTTCTTCCAATTCCGGCTGCTTTTTGTCTGTGTACAATTCAATGTCCAGTTGTTTGCAACTAAAATATGCCAAATTATCCGCTGAGAATGTATTCTCTCCAGGAGATAAGAACAGCAGAAAAGGCGGTGCAGGGCTTTCTCCCTCGGCAAAATGATGGTAGGCGAAAGGCAGTCCCATTTCCTCCATCATTTCTGCGATTTGTTCGTAGGTCATGACAAAGCCCCCTCAATCAAATGCTCCAGCAACTGTACACCGTTTTCTTCCGCAGGAGCAATATGCGGTTTCCCAGATACCCGACCGCCGCCACGCTTGGCGTGTCCCTTTTCCAAAAGGTGTGCCAGTTGATACCTGTTTTTAGAATGTACTGTCATCTCCAAAGAATGACTGTTTTCGCCAGTCTTTTTCGTTGCCCAGCTTTTTGCATATTTTCCGGTGTCCTTCGGGGCATTGGCGGAGATTTCGTTTTTCACTTGTGTAGCGGATTTCCGGACAGCCTTTTTCATGGCAGTATCTGCAAGGTCTGCATACTCCTGCAAGCCCTGCATGATTTCCTCTGCAAGATTGTCAATACTGGTCATTTTGTCCTGCCTTTCTGGCTTCTGCAGTAAGTTTCAGATAACCCTTGTGCAGATAATCCGGTGTAACACTGGTGATGTTGTATGTGACATCTCGAAACAAGATTCGGCTGCCTGTTACAGACGGCATCCAGTTTCGACTTTGCCGAATGAGGAATTCTAGTGTCTGTGTCTCTTTGGTCACACCAGCGTCCGTATGCTCTGCAGAAGATTTCAAAGTGACCTTTGCCCAGCAGGAAAAGACCTCATCCCACACAGCAGTGTGATTGCCGATTTCATCGGTAGCAACACGATTCTCCAGAAAGGTGATTCGCTGATTCAAAGTTCCGATTTCCATTACATCACACCCTCTCTCTGTGCAAACAGCATGGCACGAAGCGTTAACGTCAGCTTGGAAAAGTCTGCAGTATTGCGGTTTTCATAGAGATAAGAAACCGTGTAAAGCATCGCTGTCCGTACCACATCTTCGTTTTCTGAAAAGCGTTCCTCATCCATTCTTCCTACATCCATTACCAGCTGTTTTGCAGTTGAAATAAGGGAGAGAAGCAATGTATCATCATCTTCAAAATCAATCCGCAGATACTGCTTGACTTCCTGTAAAGTTACCACCCACTCCAACCCCTTTCTCTGATTACGCTTTCTTGATGGTAAGTGTCTTGATCGCTTCCGGAAGAATCAACTTGCCATCCAAACGCTGCGAAGCAAGAAAACCAACCTGACCTGTCATAGCAAAGAGTTCATTCAGTCTCTTGAAGGAACGTCCCTGTCTGTCAGCCACCCAATAATAACTAAAGTCGCCGAATGCCATGCACTTGTTGCCAGCCTTGATTTCCGGCACATAGCTGGATGTCTTGTAAGGGCGATTGAGAATGGTATCCGGTACACCTGCCTGCACAGACGGATTCCAGATATAGTTACCTGTGTTGTCCTTTAACTTGCGAAGTGCCTTCACTGTGGAATCATTGAGCACCCACACTGCCTTTTTACGATACGGACTTCTCAGAGAATAGAAGAGTTCCATGACATCATCAAATGTAATGCTTGTACCTGTGGTGGAAGTGCCGTCTTCTGCACCGCCTGTTGCGTTGAAAATGCCGGTCGGTTTTCCCTTGCCGTCACCAACAAAGAATGCTTCTTCTTCCTTAGAACCGATTCTTCTTGCAAACTCCTTTGCAATGTATGACGGCAAATCAAATACAGAATCGTTAAGGAGTTCTTCGGAGATCTTGATCGCTGTTCCAAGCTTATATGCGGAAAGCGATGCCTGTCCGAACGTATCATCAGAGAGAGAATACTGCTGTTCCTCGTCCATCCAGACAGCCTCACCCTTGGAAGTCACAATCGGAATCTTGCGGTCGCCGTTGGAAGTTTTGATAACGGTTGCCATCTGACGGAAAATGCTCTCTTCCTCCAACGCTTCCACCAGTTTTCGTTCAAACTCATCTGGCACAAGATAACCGCCCTCAGTATCTGTACCAACCTGCAGGTCGTTTCGGACATCGTAAAAATTGCGGTTGCGAATGCTGTTCCAGAAAGCAGTACGGTATTCGTCAGATGCAATCCCTGTCTTGGTATCGCCGTGAATGGAGGCGTTCGGCTTGTTCTGAATCGGCGTAGAAGTGGGCTTGTTCATCTCCGCTTCAATCTGAGCCTGTCGTTCCAGCCGCTGGATTTCCTTGCCGTATGCCACGATCTGCTGCTCCATGGCATCGTATGTCTTGCTGTCCTCTTCCGAAAGCAGACCGCTTTCATTTCGCTTGGAATCCAAAAAGTCACGGGCAGTATCCCATGCCTTGCTTCTTTTTTCTCTCAGTTCCTGAATTGTCATAGTATCAGTCCTCCTGTATTTTTAATATTTCAAAAGCTCCAGCCGCTTGTCCAATTGGTTGATCGGCGTGCCTTTGGATGCAGTTGCAGAAATCTTCTGCAGAAAAGAATCCAGCGTTTTAGATGGTGTGTACAGCATGGACGCTGTGCTTTCCTTCTTTTTTTCATCTGGATCTGTTTTTTCTGGTTCTTCTTCTGGAACAAACGGATTCTTTTTAGAAAAGAGAATGCCGTCTACAAATCCCAGCTGCAATGCTTTTTCTGCATTCATCCACGTTTCTTCATCCATCAGCCTTGCGATCTTATTGCGGCTGAGATGCGATTTTTCTGCATAAGCATTGATAATGGATTCCTTGACTTCATCCAGAAGTGCGATTGCTTTCTCCATATCTGCCTTGTTGCCCATGGCACAGGTCATCGGATTGTGGCACATCAGCATTCCGGTCGGTGAAATCAAGGTTTCTTCTCCAGCCATCGCCACCACAGAAGCCGCAGAAGCGGCAATGCCATCGATCTTGACGGTAACCTTGCCCGAATGATTTCGGAGCATGGTATAGATCTGACTAGCAGCGAACACATCGCCGCCCGGCGAGTTGATAAAGACCGTCACATCACCGCTGTGTTTTTGCAGTTCCGAGCGAAACATCGCAGGGGTGATGTCATCTTCAAACCAGGTACTCTCCGCAATGGCACCGTACAAATACATCTCCGATGCACCAGTGTCTTCGTTGCGTACCCAGTTCCAGAAACGATTATTCTTCATGGGTCGTTTCCTCCTTTTCATTTTGATTTGCAAATGCCCCTGCATCTGCGAGTTTGGTAAAGCTGCCATTTACAAGATAGAGATTTCCGCCCAATTCGTCAGGAATCATATTCATATCTTCCAGTTCACGAATATCATTGGCGGACATCCAGCCGTTCTGTCTTGCTGTGGCATAGCCTTGCATACGGGAAGCATAATCACCACGCAAAAGCCCCTCAACATTGAACTTGATGAAATACTTGCCTTTCTCTGAATCAGAAAGCAGATCTTTCATCATACCTTGCTCCCAGCGAACGATCCACGGGTCGAGACTGTATTTCACGAAATCCAATGATAGATGTTCCACGTTACTGAATGTGGCATGGTCAAGATCGCCGATCATATGAAGCGGCACTCGATACAGCCGGGCAATTTCCTCGACCTGAAACTTTCTGGTTTCCAGAAACTGTGCTTCATTATTCGGAATTGCAATGGGTGTGAATTTCATACCCTCCTCTAAAACTGCGACCTTGTGGGCATTTCTTCCGCCATAGGCTCTCTGCCAGGCATCACGCACACGTTCCGGATTTTTGATCACTCCGGGGTGTTCCAAAACACCTGACGGACTTGCACCATTTCCGAAAAACGATGCTCCATATTCCTCGCAGGCAATAGAAATGCCGATTGCATTTTTTGCAAGTGCAATCGGCGAATATCCAACCAGGTAGAGTAGGGAAAAGTCGCCTTGCAATATTTCTATTGTAGGTTTACTTATCCCTCTCCCCAAACCGTGCTTACACCTCTCGATGTACACGGCTTTCCATTGTTATTTGGTATTAGAAACTCTTTTGCTGTGGATTTTTTTATGGCACTCCTCGCAAACAACTATTGTTTTTCGCCTTTTGGCAATCATCACCTGTTCCCAAAATTCTTTCCCTTTCAGGTCTTTTACTTTGTGGACATGATGAATATCATAGTGTTCCGCATCGGTGCATCCACATAATTCACAGACTTTCGCAGCTAACCTTTGTTCAAAGACGGTTTTGGTTCTTGTGTGTTTCATTGCTGTTGTATCAATGGCATCTATTGAAAAACTTGATTCTTTACATTCACTAAAATTAGCAAAATAGCAATAGCAGTCACCTTTTTTGTTTTTATAGGCGATACGCCACTTTCCTTTTCCGTCCTTATTTCTCCTTATGATTTTTGCAATTGTTGTCTTGTGCTTACAAGCAAGGGTTTTCAGGCAGCTATATTCCATCAGATACGCAAAATAGTTCAATTTTCCAAAATTGCTTGCCAATGAGTAATAGTTGCATATTCCCCTTAATTCTGCGTTGTAAGCTGTGACAATTTCAAGGTCACTGCATCTTGTAAGAGCCAGACGTGTCCAAGGCTTGATTTCTCCATTCTTACTTTGATTGATTACTTTCTTATCAAATAAGAATCTCATAATCTTATCATTCAGCGGAATAGCTAACTCTGCCGTTTGACTTAACGTTCGCTGTGTTGTATTTCCTGCTTTGCGAACGTCATTATTCCGTCGTACTCTCACATCATAGCCTAAAAATCTTGCATAGTTGCTGCTGTGTGTAATCAAGGTTTTTTCTTCTGAAAGTTCCATTTTGAGCTCATTACAAATAAATTCTGACAGTCTTTGCTTTATTGTCTGGCAGTCCTCTTTACTGCCGTTTATTCCGATAAGGAAATCATCAGCATATCGCACATATTTAATTTTTTTATCAATCTGTGCTTTATAGGGGATTTTCAGCAATCTTGAACGAATTGCTTTTTTCTGCTTTATCAGCAGTTCTCTTTCCTCGCCCTCCGCTTGTTCAATCAGCGGATTTAACTTTCTCATCTGGTGTCTGACTGCTTCATATTCTTTGCTTGCGTAATTCTTTCCCTTGCAGTTGAACTCATTTGCAAGTTCGGTCACAAACTTATCAAGCTCATGCAGATATATATTGGCAAATATCGGTGAAACAATTCCGCCCTGTGGAGTTCCGCTGTAGGTTGCGTTATACTTCCAATCTTCCATATATCCTGCTTTCAGAAACTTCCATATCAGTTTAATCAACCTTGCATCCTTGATTTTTCTGTTGATAATCTCAACCAATTTTACATGATTGATATTATCAAAGCAGCCTTTTATATCTCCCTCTACAAACCAACGTATGCCATTGAAACCTTTTGTTATAGATTTCAAAGCGGTGTGACAACTTCTGTTTGGTCTGAAACCGTGAGAACAGTCCAGAAAAACAGGCTCACAAACTGCTTGCAGAATCATTCTCAAAACTTCCTGTACAAGTTTATCGGTAAAGGTGGGTATGCCTAATGGACGCTTTTTCCCGTTTGCTTTATTCACATACGCACGTCTTGACGGACTCGGCTCATAGCTTTCGGTTTGCAGCATATTGATAATTTTCATTATCTTTTTTTCACCGAAACCGTCAGCCGTGTCATTGTCCACACCTCTTGTTGATGCTCCACTATTGGCATATAGATTTTTATAGGCTACATAGTAAATATCTGGACGAAGCATATATCTGTATAATTTTGTAAACACTTCATCCTTATTTTTTTGTGAGTTTCTGTTTACTCTTTCTAAAATTTCAATCGTTGGTGTCATTGAGGTATTCCTCCCTAACTTCTTTTCATTTTAGTACATAACAACTGCGTTCCTTCGCCATGCAAGAGCCATTAACTCTCTCGGACTACTACGAACGCTCCGTTGCCTTTACGGATATTCAGTGTCATCTTCCTTGCTTTTTACACTTAGAATTTATCACCTTTCGGCATTACACATAGCCATTTGGCGTTCCGTTTTAGGCAATCCCCAGTTAACATAATGAGTTGGTATGTGAATTGTCGGATATGCTTTCGTTTCTTTACCACAGGTTCTCCTGCGGGTTACATGAGTTTATTGACAACTAAATGAACGACGGCTTTATCCATTCATACTCATGTCAAAGGTGTCAGATACTTTCCCTTGTCGTGGATTAACCGAAACTTGAAACTTGCCTTAACCAAACACAGGTTTATCCTCATATTCACTTAATGTTGCAGTTCAGTCGTGATAAATTATCTTTAATCAACTTACCGCTTTCCTGTTATGCTATACTCCCGGTCGATTTTCATCTTCCGATAAAACAGGTTATTTCATGCGTTGTCTTGCATGGTAGTACCATCTTTCTACTTCTCACTATGCCCTATCTGGGCGCACACCATCAAATCCAAGTCCGGGAATATGCAAAACTTCATCGGCGTAAAGAACGATGTCACCCTGTTCTTTCAGATTCGGATTTGCCTCATCGTAACGGCTGTAAATATATATCAGGCGGTTTTTTTCATCACGGTCAACCTTCATTTTGTCAGGCATCAGAGGATACAGTCCTAAAACATCACCTCTGCCGTTTCGGATAATCTGTGCATAGGCATTGCCGTAGATAAGCAAGTGTGACATTAAGGTTTCTCGGAAAACAAAAGAAGTCATTTCAGGATTTGGCTGATCGTGGAGCAAAAAATAAAGCGGATGCCATGGCACTCGCTCTTTTCCTTTATCGTTATATTTGTACAAATGCAGTGGCAGCTGTGCAATCGCTTCTGACAGCACACGCACACAGGCATAAACCACAATATGCTGCAGGGCTGTTCTGTCTGTGACACGTTTGCCGCTGTTCGCTCGTCCGAAAAAGTATGTGTATGACGGGCTGTCATAACTGTTTTGAGGCTTATCTCTGGATTTGAATAACCTGCTGAAAATACTCATATAAAAAATCCTCCTGTTATTTTTCATTTTTCTATTGACATTTGATAGCATTTATGCTATCATAAGAATAGAAGTAAAATCGATGGAGATTATACAATGTACGAGATTGAATTTTATGAAAAAGAAAACGGTGAATCTGACGTCTGGGATTTTCTTGAAGAATTGCGAGAAAAATCGGAAAAAAGCAAGGACGCAAGAATCCAATATAACCAGTTGATGCTTCACATTCAGCTGCTTCAAAACAATGGGACTCGGCTGCCAAACAACATTACAAAACATATTGAAGAAGATATCTGGGAGTTAAGACCTGGAAACAACAGAGTTTTTTATTTCTACTACTGCAATGATACTTTTGTGTTGCTGCATCATTTCAGAAAGAAAACACAAAAGACACCGCAGCGTGAAATTGAAAAAGCAAAATCAGAACGTGACGATTATCTATCCAGAAAGGGGTCATGATTTATGAGAACATGGAATGATTACAAAGAACACGTAAAAGCAACCAGCCCTCAGGGAAAAGCAGACATAGAAGAAATGGAAGCAATTGCAGCCATTATCTCTGCGGTCATTGAACAGCGGAATGCTTTGGGATATTCCCAGAGACAGCTTGCTGAAATGTGCCATATCCCGCAATCCTCGATTGCAAGAATTGAATCCTGCAAAACTGTTCCGAATCTTGAGACTCTGGTGAAAATCATGAAGCCTCTCGGACTCACTTTAACTGCACAGGCAGTTTAAGATCTACAAAATCAGCATTTCCCTCGAATCATAAACAGACTCATCAGACACACATCCACAGCGAATTGCACGGTCAAGAGCCATAATCATGGCAACTGCACCGTCAATCTTCTCTGTGGATTTTTCTTTGTCCGGCTTGATATTTCCGGCAGGGTCACGGCGAATGAAGATGTTGTCCATCATCCACCTTAAAACAGGATGCCCATTGTGGGCAAGTGTCTGTTCCAAAGTCAACTTCATCAATTCCTTGGTCGGCGGTGACATATCTTTATAACCCTGTCCAAATTGCACCATCGTGAATCCAAGTCCTTCCAAATTCTGTGACATCTGCACTGCACCCCAGCGGTCAAATGCAATTTCTTTGATGTGAAATTTCTGCCCCAGTTCATCGATGAAATTCTCAATAAAACCATAGTGAACCACATTTCCCTCAGTCGTTTTCAAGTAGCCTTGCCGTTCCCATATATCATATGGAACATGGTCACGTCTTACTCTGAGTGGCAGTGTTTCTTCCGGCAGCCAGAAGTAAGGAAGAACATAATAATGTTCATCGTCTTCTGTAGGCGGAAACACCAAAACAAATGCTGTAATATCTGTTGTAGAGGAAAGGTCAAGACCGCCGTAGCAGACATGACCTGCAAGGTCATCTTCATCAAACGCTACTTTGCATTTATCCCATTTCTCCATAGGCATCCAGCGGACAGCCTGTTTTACCCATTGATTCAGACGCAGTTGCCGAAACGCATTTTCCTCGCCCGGCGTTTCTTTTGCAGAATTACACGCAGCCACCACCTTATCCATTCCGATGGTCTTATCGAGTGACGGATTTGCTTTTTTCCAAACCTTCGGATCCGTCCAGTCCTCCGATTCATCTGCACCATAGATAACCGGATAGAAAGTCGGATCATGCTTTCTGCCCTCCAGAATGTCTTTCGCCTTTTGGTGAACTTCATAGCAGATTGAATTTGTGTCCGTTCCGGCTGTGGTGATGAGAAAATACAAAGGCTGCATTCTGGCATCGCCGGAACCTTTGGTCATAACATCAAACAGCTTTCTGTTGGGTTGGGTATGCAGTTCATCGAACACCACTCCGTGGATGTTGAAACCATGCTTGGAATAGGCTTCAGCAGAAAGCACCTGATAGAAGCTGTTGGTCGGAATGTACACAATACGCTTTTGTGAGGTCAGGATTTTCACTCGCTTGGAAAGGGCAGGACACATTCGCACCATATCCGCCGCCACATCAAATACAATGGCAGCCTGTTGGCGGTCGGCAGCACAGCCGTAGACTTCGGCACGTTCTTCGCCATCACCACAGGTGAGCAGCAGGGCAACCGCAGCGGCAAGTTCTGATTTGCCATTTTTCTTCGGAATCTCAATGTAAGCCGTATTGAATTGCCGATAGCCGTTCGGTTTTAAGATTCCAAACAGGTCACGGATAATCTGTTCCTGCCAGTCCAGCAGTTCAAATTTCTTTCCTGCCCAGGTGCCTTTGGTGTGGCTGAGGCATTCAATAAAAGAGACGGCATAGTCTGCCGCTTTTTTGTTATACTTGGAATCCTCCGCCATAAAATGGGTCGGTTTAAATCTTGCTATTGTTCTCACCTCCAAACAAAAAAGACCTGCCAAAAAGCAAGTCTGTATCATTTATTTTAATGCCCTCATGTGGCAGTTTTGTAATCGAGATTCCATTCCCATTGTAACCATGTTACCATACAAATTCAATGATAGCAAGTCATAACGAAAAAATATACTGCACAAATATATGGCTCAGATTTTGTGTACTATATTTCTTCGGTACGAGCCACAGCCCCCTTGAATCAGGGGCTGTTTGGAAAGAGTGAGGAAGGTTTATCTTCCCGTCATACTTTCCCATTCAAATTCGCAGGCGTTTTCGTACTCCTCATCGAAAAGGGCATCGTCATCGATTTCCTTTTCCGTAAAGTCGATGCCGTCGATTTCCTCAAAGGTCGTTCCGTTTTCCTCGGCATCTGCCTTTGCAAGGCTTTCTGCGTTTTCCTCAACCCATGCAGTGAACTCCTCGTTGTCCATCCTGTCCTCGTTTTCAATCTCCAGTTCGTATTCGTAGTCCGCATCGAACCAGGTGATGACCGCCTTTGTGATTTCGGTTCTTTCGTTCCAGTCCGTTCTGTTTGCCATTGCTCTTGCCTTTGCGATTCCGTATGCTACCATTGTGTTTTTCCTCCGTTTTTTTGGTCGTTTTCCCTTTCGGTAACTGTATATTACCATACCTTTCGGCGTATAGCAAGCGGCTAAATGTACAGAACATAAGGCGATATTTCCGCTGTATATTTGGTGGATCT